GATAGTCGCCGTGGAAGAAGTATAAAACGTCCGCGCTCTGTGGCCCCTCAATTTCAAACAGGTCGGCGGTGGCCCAAGGCGTACCGATCTCCAGAGCCGCCCCCTGAATGATGGAGACGTTGTCGATGTCTACCGTCTGGTTCTCGTGGACCCTGAACTGGAGGAAGAAGTCGGCACCATTGGTAACAAATGAATGAACGTGATAGCCCGGCTTGAACTCGATGTTGTCCACGATGTCGGCCAAGTCGGTGGCAGTGCCGATGCGGAGCGACATGTTGTCGTTGGGATTGCCGACGATCTGAAATCTGAGGTGGTGGAGTTTGATGTTGTCGTCAGTCGGGACGGTGACCTGTTGCTCGGCGACAGCGTTGTCGGATGCAGAGGTGCCGTCCAGCGTCAATCGGTTGTCGGTGGCATTGTGGGAAATCGAGGAACTGGAACCGCTGGTGTCGCTCCATGCGCTGATGTCGTTTGTGAACCCGCCGTTCTGTATCTGGACAGTGGTATCGGCGGTGACGATCTGGCCCTGATTTCGGAACCACCTGAGATATTCATTGCCTACCTCAAGGATGTAGGCCTGTTTGGTTGAGAACTCGAATTTCTTCAGGCGGGTCTTGGCCGAACTGTCCTTGACCTCGGCAATGAACCGCGATCCTGATCGCCTCATCGCCCCGCCCTCCGGCAAGGGGATCGCATTCAGCATCTCGGCAAGGCCGCTCTGGTATTTCTTGAAATCGGTGCGCCCCAGCATGAACTCCGAGAGTTCACCGGCATTGAACTGGGCCTGATAGAAGTTGATGTTCGCCATTTACATCTGCCTGTCGTCAACCCATGAGCCTTCAGGCATTTGCTCGGGGTCATCCTCAATGGCATCGGACCCCTTCGCCGTCACAAGGTCTTCTCCTCCTCTCTTTTCCAGTCTGTCCCTGATCGCCTTTCCGGCCTTGATTGGGGTGGACATCTCCGTCGCCAACTCTTGGGCGAATGCCTCCCTGAAATCAGCCGTCATCTGGTTGGGGTCTGTCTCCAACTTGACGTAGTCGATGTAAAACTCTTCCGCGTCGGTGTAGAAGCCCGACGCCTTGAGCTGATAGGTAACGCGGCCCACAGCGGCATCGTTGTCGAAGGCGGCGATAGTCCTGATCCAGTCGGCGGGTTTGACGTAGATGTATTTGAAGCCGCTTTTGAGGATGGGTTCAGTCGTTGAGCGGCCCAACTGAGCCTCGGTCTTGGCCCAGTTCCAGTTGTGGCTCCGAAGAAGGCTTTCGAGAACTACATCGTATAGGTCGTTGGCGATGTTTGCGTTTCGACTGCCATCAGTCCGCGTGGTGATGCGGGCCGCGCCTATCTTACGGAGGGCCGAATTGATAATCCCAGTTTCTGAGGCCATTCTTCATCCTTCAGGCCTCCGATTGACGTATGTCCTTGAGATCGGACTGGATCACACCCCAGCCCGCATCCCTGTCGTTGGACGTAACCGGAAATCCAGTAAAAGGCTGGAGGAGCCGGGCGTCAGGGAGGCCTTGGTTGGTGTAGAAGTCCCGATCCTGAAGATCGGGGTGCTTCTTGACGTATTGTCGAATGCCTCGAACAACGATATCGATCCGCTTGTCTGGGTCTTTTGGTTCACGATCTGGTACTGCGCCTGATCCCTTGTGCCAGTCACCGATCATGGTGACGTACACCTCCCTACCGTCGATCTGGTCAACCCTGAACCAGCACATGCAGGGCCGGTCTGAGTTGATGTCGGCAGTGACCCGAATATAGTCGAGCCGGTACAGGTGTTCCCATACCTGATCGAAGTATCCCGGCGTCTCCACCTCCTCGACGGTGTCGGACGTTTTATAGGCGTAGTCTTCGCCGTTAACGTGAAGGTCTTGATATCGCATGCTCATGGCTACAACCTCTCCCTGTCGGCCTCATTGATTTCGGCCATATTGTGCCTCCACTCGTCGGCAAACGCAACATTTTGCCATTCCTCGAACCACGGCCCCCCTCTGGTGAAGTGGACAATGGCAGGATTTAACTGGTCTGAGCTGTATCCCTCCAGCCAATTCCACACCTCTGGAAGCTTCCCGATATTCCCCTCTGGGGGGCTGGTATTGGTCAGCCAATCGAAATTATGGAGCCACCGGCCCGGCTTGGTATTGACATTATCGAGGGACAAATTGCGATGATCTGGATGGCCGCAATTCCACAGCACCAAGCTCGACCAATTTTTGCGGTCATACCCCTCCTGAACCTGACCCATCATTTTTGTCTCGCCTTCCTTGATCTTCTGGAAATGCTTGATGCACATCAGGGCGTATTTGTCGTCTCTCATCTCCCAAAGCGTGTTCATGTCCTCGCGGACCAACATGTCCAAATCCATGAAGATCGCCCAGCCGCGCCGGGCCATCAGGAATGGGACGAGAAACCGGGTGAAGGTGAAGGCTGTGGAGAAGGGTCTTTCGTCTTCGCTGTCTCGAATGACCCCAGCGGGATCAATATAAGATGATCGCCGATACAGTCCCATGTGACGCAGATCGTCTTGGACAAGTGGAGTGACGCTTGCATTAGGGGTGTGTTTGAGAATTGTATGTCGGGCCACGCAGTAAGCATCATGCTCTCTTATGTCATAGCCGATGTAAATGGGGATCATTTGTTGCGGTCTCCAATTCTGAGGGTTGGGTTAGGTCTGATAATTTTAGATTTGCGGGGTTTCTCTGGGATGTGCCGCTCTGGGCTAAAGCCCTTCTCCTTCCTCCGGTCGCCCTTCAGATGATCGATGTATGCGCCCAGAGGAGAACTGACCCAACAATGCCGCTTTCCCTTCGGCGTCATATTGTGGCAATTCATGCCGGTCTTCTCCAAAATCTGACGGCAATGGTCAAAGACAAAACTGTTGTGCCATTCGCGCAGGGTGAAGACCAGATCGCTCTCATACATGGCGGCCCAATCCTCGGTCAGGCGTTTGGCCTCTGGGAGTCTGAAGGCGGTAAAACCGCATTCTGAATGATAGCCTCCCGTGCGGCCCAGATAGGCTACACAGGCCTTCTTCGGTAACAGGCTGGGTACAAATCCCTCCGGCACCTTCTTGAAGACCACACAGTCGGCATCCATCCAGACGACGATCCCGTGGCCGATCCGCTTGGCCTGATGCCGGATGTAGAAGGGGATACGGGCAAACTTGACGGCATCAAAACGGAAATTGTATCCGACATTCGCCAATTTGGCCTTCCATGCGAAACCGGGTTTCTGCACTCTGCCTGTGGCATAGGAATCGTTACCGTAAGCGGCAAGGAACTTCATAAGATCGGAGAGGAGGGTGACATTGATCTGTTCCACCCAGTCCAGTTCGGGGCGGTTCTCTTCGACGTAGGCCACCCACCGGACCTCTGGGTCTTGCCAGTTTTCCCTGACACTCTGCATGAACCGCTGGGCATACTGGGTCCAGCCGCTCGGCGACCACCCCGTGACTATCGTCACCATTCATTCGTTTCCATGCATCTCGATCACCGTATTGGTGATGAAGCCCTCGTCAACATATAGCAGAAAGTGGACAAGGCGGGCCACTTCTATGGCTCTAAGAAAGCGTTCCTTTGGGTGCTTGGCGATCCGGCGTTGAAGGGCCGTTTGACCGTCTTCGTTCCGTCGCTGTGTCATGCCGCTGTCCATGATGATGGTAGGGGCCACACAGACGATCTGCTGGTTGGGCCTGATTTTACAGTTTCTGACATACTGGTGGATGCCAGCCTTACAAGCGGCGTAGGTCTGTTCAAAGGAGCCTCGGATGCCCCCCATCGATCCGATGACACAGATGCGGGCGTCGGGAATTTTGCCGAGAACATGCTCACAGTCCTCCATGACCTTCAACATGTTCACATTGACGCTCTCGATCTGTTGCTCCCCTGTTTGCTCCACAAGGCCAACATTGTGGAGGACGCCAGCGGCGAAAAGGTATCGATCCGCCGGTTGGCCCACATAACGTTCCATTGCCTCTTTTCTTGGAATAAGTTTTTTTAACTCCTTTGCGATGGTCGTCCGGTAACCTGTGACGGCGATCATGTGAACCAAGCCTCCCAGATACGGCGACCGTAGCCGTTCCACTCCTCGACGTTCATCATTTCCTTCTTGCCCATGAACTCACAGGCGTATGTGATCGGCGACCAGTCGGGAAGCTCCCGCTGGAAGTCCTCGGCCATGTCGTTGGGAACCTTGGCCGTCAGGATCATAAATTCGGTATCCGGCGGGATGTCGAGATGCACCTCCTTGACCGGCTTCAGCGGGCCGAGCGGGCGGTCTTCCACCCCGTCTTTTGGCAAAGGCGCACCAAGATCGCCCTGATAATTCTCGGCCCAATCGGTGACGGCCAGCATCATATACATCTCGTCACCCTTGTCCTCCTCCTTGTGGTCACTAACCTCAAACGCGCTCAATATCGAAAACGTAAAGTCCCTCATATCCTTGAAACTCAGGCCAAGGATCACGGCCTTCAGGCTACTCAGATTGTACATCGATAATCTCCCTTACTCTCCTCGCCGCCGAGAAGATCGCGTCGATCTTGCCCGGCTGTACTTGAATGAACCGTCCTTCGTTCCGCACGATGCACTGGCGGCTGTCGGCCCGGCTTGGCGGCACCCCCCTGATCGAGGTGACGCATCCTTTCCACTTCCATGTGTCATTAAACCAAGGGACGTAGCCCTTGATAACACTCTCCATCGCCGCTTGGTTCTCTTCAATCTCCTCAAGAGATTGCTCTTTGAGAATGGTTGCCGCCTCTTCATACGTCTCTGTCTTCATTATCGGCGTGTACTCGACAGCCGTCAGCGAAACGCCACCATCCCACCACGGGTAGATGGAAGCGAATGGCCCATCCATGATTGTGATCCCCATCTCGGGGCCATCGTAGAGGTGCATGATACACGGCTCGTATAAAGCAATCCCTTCGGACCCGAAGGCACCAAATGTGCAATCAATCGTCCAGTCCCACTCGTCGCCGAATATCGGTTGGACGTTGGCATTCAGTTCCGCATTGTCCTTCAATACTTTCTCGAACATCCGCTTTGCCATGCCCTGCTGGATCAACCCCTCGGGACACTGTACCGCCCCCTCCAAGCTGGTCAGGCGGTGGGCGGCAGGATTGATTTCAAAGAACGGCGATCCACTCTCGCGGAGAACGCTGAGATAGGATTGGTAGTCGATCAGGCTGGTGTCGGCGATGGCGTAGATATTATATTTTACCGGCGTGACAAGTGGCGGATAAACTTCTTGGAAAAGCTTGTGACCAACAAGGGACGCCGCCCGCGTCTTGGCGCACCGAGGATAGTGAAACCCTAGATGGAGCCGCGACTGATTGTTGGATGATGCCCCGCTGAAGAGGCTGTCGCTTTTCTCGAAGATGGTGATGTCGTAGCCGAGGGCTTTGAGGGTTGATCCGATGTGGCACCCGTACCAGCCTCCCCCAATGATCCTAATCTTCATATTTTATGTTTCCACACTGATCGGAAACACTTCCGACTCCGGCCCACATTCAACTCCACCAAATGGAATGACTGCGCCATCTCCTCAATCTGGTTGGCTCCCTTTCTCAAATCGACAATGATCGTGCCGCCCGGTCTAAGGCTCCTCTTCACCAAATCCATATAAGTATGTATCGGGTAGTGGAATCCCCAACTTTTGAGACTGATAATCAGGTCGGCTGGAATGGTCAGTCTCGGGTTGGCCGTGTAACCAATGGCCTTACACATCCCCAGCATCTTCACTTTCCTGACTGCATGGGTTACGTCTTTCCACGGATTTGTTCCTTCTGGGTTCCACCCCATCTGACTACGGCACTTGCTGTTACCGTCCATCAGGTGAACTTCGATAGGGCGCAGAGATGGAACGAGGAGTTTGTGGATAAGGCCCGAGCCACAACCGATATCGAGAACGCTGATAGGCTTACCGCACCAGTTAGCGATATCGTACCAGTCCTTGGCTTTATTCTCCTCGCTCATTTCTCGCCTTCCATCGAGGAACAAACCCGCACATCCACCCCCTCGAAATTTCTGGCGTTGATCTTCTTTCGCCACCAGCCGCGATCCCTGATTGTCAAATGACAATTCCTGCCATCCGGCAGATGCTTCCGCGCCGGGCCGGTATGAACGGCAAAGAAGGCGAACTTGAGGGCGTAGGAGAAGACATGGTCGATCAAGTCGTCCAAGTCCTTCTCCTCGATATGCTCCAGCATGTCGATGCAGAGAACACCATCGAATTTCTGCCCCTTCCGTGGCGGCTTCTCGAACTCCGGCACCGCCGGATCGTACATTGTCGGCAAACCAGACAGCCACCCCGTCCAAGCCGTATGCTCTCGCTTCGACTTGTACTGCTCTCCCTTCCCGCATCCGTAGTCGAGGATTGTCCCGGCGGCGTGTGTCTGTATCATCTCGCCTATCTCCTTGCGCCAGCTACAGGTAGACAGTCCTTTGAAAAAGTTGCCTCTGGCATGGAGAAATTTATATTGTTCGATAAGCCGGTTCTTGTCTGAAGACTGGATAAACGCCGGGTCAGTCAGCATGGCCTTTGGCGTCTGTTCGAGAATCAACCCCCACGCCTCTCCGCTCTTCATCTCGTCGGGCGTGAACTGGCAGTATGCAATATCACAAAAGAACTGGTGCCGCTCGGCGTCGGTTGGATGCCACGGGGCATCGATACGCCATGTCAATTCGTTGGAATCATCACATTTAGACATCGTCTTTGCGATGCTGTCGCCCACCGTCAGAATTGGAACGCCGGAGATGAGGGCGTCAAGGGCGGCGTTGGACCCCCAAGTCACCAGACACCAACAATTCTCAAGTTCTTTCCATATGCGGTCTTGGGGGCTAGACATACGGGCGGTGGACTTTCCTGTCATCGGCTTAATTTCATCCGAGTGTCGAACAGCGTAGCTCGGCTTCGGCCTGTAAACCATCGGGCCGTTCCATCCATCATTGAGACGCCTTAGAATGCCCTTGTAATAGTCATGGACCGATCCACGCACCATATGGAAATCGTGGAACTTCTGGGAGCTACCGGCGACGAGAATGTGTTTGCCTTCTTTGTTGTCGTCCCGCCAAGGGCAGAGCTTGATGCCCCACCGACTGAAGCGATCCGAGGGCCGACCGCACCGGAAATATTGATGGGGATAGAAGCCGTCCACGCTCAAGCGCCATAGGTTCTTCATTCCCTTCTCACCCAGCCCGATGGGCCGGAAATGGGGCTTGTCGAGAAACATGATCTGCCTAGACTGCTTCAGGTAGGCCTCGCTGATCCGGCGGGACGATCCCTTGCAACCGAAGACGATGGCGAGATCGCAATCCTGCTGGACGCCGTCGAACTTGCCGGAGGGCATCATGTCTATGGTATCGCCGTGATGGAGCGCCCCCTTGCGAAGAGCCTCGAAGAGTTTCTTCTCACGCTCCTTGGCCCGCCCTACCTTGTGCTTCGGCTTGATAGTGCTATCGCTCTCGTGGGCAACATAAAAAATACATTTCATCGCCGCCACCTCCAATTCTCAAACCCCTTGGTTCGCGTTGTCTCTGCCTCGTATTTTTGAAAATCGTAGCCACGCAAAAAAGCGTCGAGACCAATGTGGTCCGAGCTTCCGAGATTGATCTCAATCTGCACCGAGCGGAG